AGACCGATGCTTGCCAGCGCCCTACCAATGGCAGATGTCTCACAGTTTTCCAAGGCGCTTGTCTTGTTGACGTTGCCTTGGCCCCTGATTTCCTCTGCCATCCCTGAGCCAACGATGTGACCATTATGGTCTGTGACAACGGCTTTTACAACCACACGCTGCCCGTCGTCCACGAGAATCTCCGTGTCAACGCCGCACTCAAGGCCGAAGACGGTTCGGAACGCCTCCATGCGGTGGACAACCTGGGTGTACTTCTTGCCACCCCGTTGCGCTATCCCGTGGGATTTGTGCAATTCGGAGACAAGCCCCATTGCATCAATCATCTTGCTCATCTGTTACCTTTCCTTTGTGCAAATGGTCTGCCATCAAGTGCATGAAGACAGTCCAAGCCGCCTTCATGTCACTCATCTCTGCCTGTAGCTCGGCTAGCCTTTTCTCAAGCCGGTCTACCTGCTGTTGTAGTTCACCAACGTCAGGCATTGGCAGCTTTGGGCAGACTGCGCCCGTCAACCCGCCACACCCGGAACCCTTCGTCAACACGCCGTGAAACATAGGCTTTGTTATGCTTCCACAGTGTCTTGATAATCCGCCTGTACACAACCTCGTTGGGACACAGTACGCTGTCGCCGGGCTTCATCTGCAAGGCAAGTTCGCTTTCGCTACTCATGGTGCGGCCGGAACCGGGCTTGCGCTTAGGGATTGAAATGTCACGTTCGATTTTTAGTTTCATAGCTAAACCCTCCAAATTTCTCTAGCTATCTTCACGATGTCAGGGCCATGGCGGCCCGCGATTTGACCAAAGTCCGGCTGGACAAGGCCAAAGAGGTTGCTCCAGTTGCCATTCGCAGCCTTGAGCAAGTTCTGTTGCACCACCCAGCGCTGCACTACGTCCTGATAAGTTGCCTCTAGGGCTTCAGGCTTTAGTGCGTCGCAGTTTTCGGCGGTGACGATGTTGTAGCCAGCAGGGGTCACAAACAGGAGGCCTGGCGCATCACCTGTCGCCTTCCAATAGACTGCCTGTTGCATGATTTGCTGGGGAAGCGGTTCGGTCTTAGGCTTTGGGTTGCGCCAAGTGCGGGTGCCGTCTTTCTTCGGTGGGTTTCGCATTGGCAAGCTGCACTTCAGGTCAACTTGTCGGCCAGACCCCGTGAAGTCTTGGAACAGGATGACCGGGACATCCAGCTTTTCCTCAATGTAGAGCCGCTGGTATTCGCCCTCGAACTCGTCGTCTCCGTAGAACTCCTTGATGCCGTCAACAGCGTATCTCGCCATCTCCGGTATGACTTCCTTGAAGTGGTGGTACTCTTCTGCATCCTTTCCCCCGTCCCAGTCACGCGGCTTGTAAAACTCGAACTCAGTCATGCCTTTACGCACAGCTTCGTCAAAGTCTATTGGCTCCTTGCGGCCATAGATAGGGCTGTAGTCGTGGACGCCCAGTGCCATGTCCGCTATGCTTTGAACTATCTGACCAGCACGGGGCCGGGCCGCAAAGGGGAAATTAATCTTGTGTTCTTTACGCAAGAACAACTTCAGGACATGCTCGTCAATCGGCTGCGTTGCACCCGACGCGCTGACATGCTGCCGTCCGAAGAACAGGCTGTAATCAGGGATTGTTCTTTCCATGTGACCCTCCATATCCACGTTCTAAACATTTCCAACATAGGTGTCAACAATGTTTTTAGTCTTTGATTCGGATGAGTTGGTTGATTGCGTGAGGTGTGAGGGCAACGGGGTAATCCCCATTGACTTGTATGAGCATAGCGAAATAGGGTTCGGCATCACCCGTAGTTTTTCTTGTGAGTGTGGGGTGTGTGGAGGCGAGGGTAAACTGATGCCCTATTTTGAAATCGAATATGATTCTGAGGCCAGCGATTGATTGTCTGCCGGTACGCGCATCGTGATGACGAGGTGCCGGTGGGGCGGGAGGTTTATCCTCTGGGTGGTTGGCATGGGGCCAAGGGCTATGTGCTATGGAGTGAAGACATGACCAATGGACGTGCAAAAGGCGCACAATTTGAACGCACTATTGCGAATATGTGCCGTGACTCTCTAGGCTATGAGGCGAAACGAGACCTCGAACAATACAGAAGCGGTGACCGGGGTGACCTGATTGGGGTGCCTGGCTGGGTCATAGAGTGTAAACGCTACGCCTCGGGCTCGACATACAGAGATGACTGGTGGCGGCAAGTGACCAAGGCAGCAGACGTTGCTATGTGTGAGCCTGTCCTCATCTATAAGTATGACCGCCAGCCTATCCGCTGTGTGGTTTTCCTATCGGCCATCAACCCAGATTTTTGGGGCAAGGCCGACACTGCCACGGTCAGCTTTGATACGTGGTGCATGATTGTCAGGGAGGGATTGACAGATGAAGAGCGCAGCCGACATGAGCATGGACGAGTTCCGCAACCTATTGGCCACGGTGACAGCCACGCCTGATGTTCCGCCGACTCCGCCCGGGCGTTACCAGCGCAAGGTAAAGCCGACGGCAGCGCAGCAACCGTTCTGGAACAGGCGCAAGCCGGGTACAAACAAGCGGGCTAAATCGCGTCAGCCTTCTCGCACCTGAAGTGGGCTTGCATAGGCGCGGGGAACAGTGGGATGACAGCCTTTGCCATCTCCATGCCCCGTGCGTAGCACTCCTGCTCTGTGTCTTTTAGTCCTGTTGTGTCTTCAAACAGGGCGCACTCATTCGGCTGCCCTATTACGCACACCAGTACGAGCGCCTTAAACATGTCAACGCTCCTTTCTCTTCAAGCCTAGCATTAAGTGGGGGCATATTGCTAATCGCCCCCCTCCCATACCGGCGGTGTGTGGTCCGGCCCGTAAAACTCTTCCGGCATCTTGTTGCTTTTGGCTAGGTTTTCCTCTGCGGTAATCACTTGCAGATTCCACGGCACATGCAGCCCGCAGACCGCTTCTCCGTTGCGCGGATAGTAGTGGTCAACGTGATGCTTTACGCCGGTCTGTCGCGTCTTTCTCGCTGCCTCTTTGTAAAAGGGGGCAAAGACCTTTGGGTCAATCCCCTTGGGCATTGCTTCCCTCAAGTACCTGCGGCGCAGTTGCGCTTCAAGTTTCCGCTGCTCCCTGTGTTCGATGTCCTCCGCCCACCGTTCCCGCTGGCGCGTCCGGTGCCGTTCTTTGCGCTTCTGTTTCTTTTCTTCGGGGACATCCACAAAATAACGCTGGTAGTGTTCGCGATGCAGGTTGGGGTTTTCCTCAAAGCATTTCTTGCGCCACTCCTTGTAACGCTCCCTGCCGCCGCGCTCGTGGTAGTATTCGTAATGAGACTGCAAAACTTTGTCGTGGTTCTTACGCTTCCATTTTTTTGAGCCCTCCTTGTGACAAGCTACGCAATGCCCATATGGCAGCATTCTTTCGGACAGGTGGCCTTTGGGGCAGGGTTTACCATTGAAGTAGAACCGTTGTCCGGCTTTCTCTGCCTCCTGCCGGGTCATTATCTTCTGGCCAATCTTAGCCTCTAACTCTGCGACGTGCCGCGCCCGCGCCTCTTTCCTTTTCTTAGGGCATCTGTTTTTGTGCCGGTTGCACTCTGTGCAGACGCCCGGCCCGCTGACATGTCTCGGTGCCACATGCCCGTTCTTGCACGGCTTGCCTGTGAAGTAAAATTTGAGCCCCCTTTCCCTAGCCTCCTGTTTAGTGATGATTTCCATGTCTGTGCCTCCTCTTTACAGACGTTTTGAAATGTGATATTTGAGTTTCTCATTGTCACGCGGCAGACATGTAACTGCCGTGTCATTGTTGCCGCAGTGTCATTGCTGACACAGAAACAAAACAAATCTATTTCTAAAAAAGACATTGTTCAGTCATTGCGATGCAGTACTGCTCCAGCAATGACATTGCAGTAGCAATGACATTGCCAGAGATTTTTTTTAGATTTTATTTTTGCTCCAGTTCCAAGGCTTGCAGCGCCAGTTCCACAGTGCGCGGTATGTCATGTTCTCCGCTTTCGTAATACTGGACGGTGCGTCTGGCCAATCCTAGTCGTTCAGCAAAACTCTGCTGTGTGTGGCCAAGCATCTCCCGCCTGTGTTTCAGGTCATTAGCGGTCACTGCCCCATACCTCCTTTTTCTCTATCCAGTGTGGCTCGGATGCTGTCACCACCTCTGCGATGGCCCAGCTTGAGATGCTGTACTCGCCAGGCACATAGTCCTTGCTCTGTCTTTTCTCTATGACGGCTTGCGCTTCTTCAAGCGTGTCTGCCAGTTCGTAGTTGTCCCGGTAGCTAGGTCCGCCATGTGTGCGGCTAAACTCCAGCGTGGTTACGATGATGTACATGTTTCAGCCCTCCTTTGTGCTGATGTAGATGTGATGACTCCTGACCATCCATGATGCACTGTGGATGCTTTCCCTGACGGCATCGCGCCATTCGTCGTCATAGTTCTCTGGTGCGCAGTCCATCCTTTCCAGCATTTCAGATGCCGCCTGTATGACCTCGATGAAAGCCCGTTTCTGTGCCTCGTTTATGATGTGCATGGGTTGCCCCTCTCTTTCTCTGCTATGCGCTCCAGCCCTTCGAGCGTTGTCCTTTCACGGGACAGTTCGCGCTCTATTGCCTCGGCTTTGTTCAATGCTTCGGCACGTTGTCCTGCCAAGCCCTCAATGACTCGCAACTGCCGGTCAATCTCGTTGGACCAGTAGGCAGCGGCCCTTGTTAGTTCCTGCATGGTGTTTCCTCCTCTTCCATGTCTTCGGCTATTAGCTGTTTGGTTGCGTCAATCTTTGCTTCATCAATCGTGCAAGAAAGCATGACCAGTCCGGCGTCCCTGCCGTCACGGCAGTTATGTGCCAGTCTCAGCACGGCATGGTGGAACATCAGCGACAGGTTATAGGCTGTCTCCATGACTCCGTCGTGCGGGTGGTTGTTCACTGCATCCATGCAAGCCCGCAGGAATTCCGCGTCATGCTCTGTCAATGGGTTGTCTTCGCTGTTCATTTCTCTTCCTCCCATTCGTCAGCTTCAATCAGTCCGACCTCTTGTTCGCAATCTGAACACCATTGCGAAACGTCATCACTGAACCATTGTTTGCGGCTGTTGCAAAAGAAGCGGTTAGCGTGCCATTCACTGCCGCCGCATTCCTCGCAGACATAGTCTGTCTGCTCAAAATCAAAGCTGCTCATTTCTCCAGCCTCCTAGCTACTGCCTTTTCAACCAACTGCTCGAACCATTCGCCGTCAGTGATAACGTCTATTTCATGCTGGACGTATTCGCGAAGCCAGCCCGGTGAGACGTTGCTTGCATCCCACGGCCTCGCTTCATCGCCCATGCCCTCGCATATTGCGTCAATGATTGCTTGCTTCAAAACACTGTTCATTTCTCTTCCTCCTCTTTCGCGTCCTGCTCGGACCATTCGTCGGCTGTCATCACATGCCAGCTTCGACATTCGGGACAGCTTTCTACGCGCCCCTCGGCTTGCCAGTGGTGGTTGCAGTTTCCACAATCGTGGTTCATGTCTCTGTCCTCCTATTTGATGCCGACCAGCCAAGCGAATGCCTGCCAGCCCCAAGCGTCAGGGCCAGTTAAAAAGCCCCAGATGAAAAGCCCGGCCAGCGTCATGCTGGCCAAAGCTTCTAGAACGATTGCAAGGCGGGTCATTGCTCTGCCTCCTGTAGCGTTATGGGGTATTCCATGCGGGTGCAACGCTCTTGCGCCTCTTGCCAAGTCTGAAACAATTCCTCTCCGACGTACCTGTCCCCGAATAGCTGGTCGATGCCAGCGATGACCCACAGTTGAGTCTTGTCTTGCTCTGTCATTGCTTTGCCTCCTTCATAAATAACTGGCAACGTCTCTTCGCGTTGCTTATGTCGTTCATGGCCCAATCCAGCACGTCCGAATTCACAAACCCGGTCTCGTGCAATTCTGCCTCTGCCGTGGCCAGTGAGTTAAGAGCGCGTGCGGCTCTGGTATAAGCCTCACTGACTGGCGGTGTCGCCTCCCGGCGTCGTTTGGTTCTTGTGTTGTCCATGTCTATGCCTCCAATCCCTTTTGTTGACGGTACACTTGCACCAACCCGGCGTGATAACCACGCTGGGACTCGGTGTCTGCCGGGTCAACCCGGAACATATACAGCGCGTCGTCTAGGTCATAGACTTGGCCCTTTGCCACCTCTAGCTTGGCGGCATGAATGCCCCGGATGTAGTCCCGGTTAAGCTCAACAATATCTCCCATTTCTAAGCCACTCCCTTAGTGTGTGATGAATGCGACGGGCTTTGAAGCTTGCCAGCACAAGCCACAAGCGCCGCATGATGGGGCCAGCGTTTCCTCGCCTTTCTTGGCAAGCTGGCCGGTGGTCTTGCTGATTTGCGTCGGACAGGTGAAAGCCTGTTTAGACGCCAGCAAGTCTTGGGTGCGTTCATCGTCTGCCGACAATGCCGCAAAACTGTCATTGAATGAGCCAGAGAACCGGACAGCCCACCGAATGCCGCATTCCCGGCGCAAGGTGGCCAGAGCTTGGCCTATGGCCCGCTCTTGGCTGTCAACAGCGTCTGGTTGATTGGCCGTGTATCCGTATACATGCAGCGCCGGGAACATGCCGAGCCATTTGGCCCATTGCGCGACATAGGCGACGGAATAGAAGTCGCCAAGGACATGCAAGCGCACTAAAAAGCCATTCGGGTGCTTGGCTTGGTAATGGGCAAGGTCTGATTCTATTTGCTGCAGCAAAGCATCGTCCGCCTTGTACCGTGTCGCGTTCATCATGTTATTGCCATAGCAATCATTCCAATGGGCGCAAGAGCGCGGGCAGGTGGCGCGTTCTTCCAGTGTCAAAGTGAAGATGGGAAAGCCAGACAGCTTGCCCTTGGTTACACGCTTGCCAAGCTTGGCGTTGGTGCTGGCTTTAATTGCCCGCTCGGTCTTGGCCATACCATCGGCCACGCTCTTAGCCCGCAAGTCATGGTAAACGCTACGTCCGGCCATTACGGCCATTTCAGTCTTGGTTAATTGTTTCATCGCTTTGCCCTCCAGCACGATTGAACATGATTCCCATATGGCGCATTGGTTGCGCCTAGTCAATAGCAAAAAGCACGGCAAAGTAAAAAAAAGACACAGGCATGTTGTGAGCGTGTATATACTAAAGCATGACGATGGATGGTTGCGATGATGGTTGCGATGATGGTTGGTTGTGCCTGTCAGTAAACACAGAGAAGACACATCCACACGCGGCAATGTATATATGTGGCATTTATGCAACAGTGTTGCCCTGGCGCAACAGTGACATATCCGCAACAGTGTTGCATCGCGGCCACAGGCAGGGGGGGATGTTTGGAGCCCGACCACCCCCAGCGCGCGGGGCCACTCTGTATATGTGTTAACTGACCTCTGCACACTCACACATCACTCACACTCGGAGGAACCATGGGCAAGATTACGAAGGCAAACACGACACGGGTCATTGAGCTACTGAGCGAAGGCCATAGCTTGGTGAAGGCTTGCGAGGGCGCGGGCATATCCCGTGCTGGCGCATACAAGCGCATGAGGGCCGATGAGGAGTTTCGGGCGGCTGTGTACACGGCAAGGGCTGAGAGCGCTGAGAAGGCTCTGGAGGAGCTTGACGGCATGTATATGAACGCACTGGAGGGGCGTAAGAGGTATGACCCCAACATACTACGGGACTATGCGCAACACGTGCGCTGGCGTGCTAAGACTTCTATGCCTGAGCAATATGGCGAGTCCAAGAACCGGGCTGGCGTCGAGGTGAGTGACGGCACGGTTCGGATTCTGTGGGAGACAGATTGATGAAATGTCCTAATTGCGAAACAGGAATGATACATGGCGGGGACCACGATGACGAAGACATGAACGGACGTGGTTACATAGCTAGCAATCTAATTTGCCCTGACTGCGATACATTCATGCTTATTTACACGCCAATAGAGGACTCAGATGGACGTTAAGATTCCCTACAAGCCTCGCGCCTTACAGGCAGAGATGCACAAGGAGTTGAAGAGATGGAATGTGTTGGTGATGCACCGCCGCTTCGGCAAGACGGTGTGGGCAGTGAACCAGCTAATCAAGACGACGCTGACCTGCCCGTTGCCTCGACCGAGGACGGCTTTTGTAGCTCCTACCTTTGCTCAGGCGAAGCGAATAGCGTGGGACTACGTCAAGTTTTACGCGGGCGTGATTCCAGGCGTGACCTTTAACGAGACAGAACTGCGGGCTGACTTTCCGAATGGTGGCAGGATTATGTTGCTGTCTGCTGAGAACCCTGATGCCCTTCGAGGAATATATTTGGATGAGTGTGTCTTCGATGAGTTCGGGATGCAGAACCCAAGGGTGTGGGGGGAGGTTGTGAGACCGGCCTTGTCTGACAGGCAGGGGTCGGCATGTTTTTTGGGAACCCCGGCGGGCCACAACCATTTCCATGATTTGCTAGAGACGGCCAAGAGTCAGTTGGCAGAGAACAGCAGCGATTGGTATTTTAAGATTTGCAAGGCGAGTGAGACGGGCATCGTCAGGCCGGAGGAATTGGAAGCGGCTCAGGTGCAGATGACGCCGGAGCAGTACGAGCAAGAATACGAGTGTTCGTTCACAGCGGCTATTATTGGTGCGTATTACGGCAAGCTGCTGACAGATGCAGATGACAATGGCCGTATAACGCGAGTGCCATATGACCCGGCCTATCCTGTGCATACGGCCTGGGACTTGGGCATTAACGACTCGACAGCCATTTGGTTTGCGCAGGTCTTCCGTGGCGGTGCAGTTAATATAATAGATTATTATGAGAGTAGTGGTGTGGGGCTGGACCACTACGCTGATGTGCTGAACCGCAAGGAGTACACCTATGGGGACCATCTGGCACCGCATGACATCGAAGTGCGGGAGCTAGGCTCCGGCAAGTCACGGCTTGAGACTGCGTATTCGCTAGGTCTGAGGTTTCGTGTTATACCTAAGATGAAGGTCGCAGATGGCATTAACGCAGCGCGTATGTTAATACCTAAATGCTATTTTGACCGCGACAAGTGCGGTGAAGGCTTGGAGATGCTCCGGCAGTACAGGCAGGAATGGGATGAGAAGCGTAAGATTTTTAGAGACCATCCGCGACATGACTATACGAGCCATGCTTCGGATGCTTTCCGCTATCTCGCGACTGGCTTGGAGAACCGAGA